TCGCCGTGCACCGCGCAGGCGTGCACGTCGAACGGGCGTCCCACCTGGCCGCAGACGGTCCGCTGGCCCTGGCGGATGATTTTCCCCAGGTGCCGGCAATGATCGATCGGCGGATAGGGTTTGCCACGCATCAGGCAATCGCCGGTCGTCCGTCGGCCGAGAGCGGCCCGCGTTGGCCCGACCCGCTCACCTGGTTGACCAGACTGAGTGATAGATAGGGCGCGACGGCGAACGGCGACGGCGGGACGGGCAGCGTCTTCATGCGCTGCCCGGTCCCCGGATCGAATTCGGTGATGCTGATCGAATTGGGCTGGTTCCCCACGTTTTCAAAAACGTAGATCGTATCGCCCTGCACCATCAGGCCGGCGATCGAATAGGGCGTAAAATCGGCGATCCACTGCACGTGAAAGCTGTCGTCGAGCTTGATCAGCTGGTCGGTGGAGGTGAATTGATTGATGAAGATGTAGGGAGGTCCGGTCGTTTGATTGTCGGCGACGGACCAGGAGTTCTGCGGACCAGCGATGCCGGTGAAGCTAATTGTATAGCTGCCATTTCCGCCGTTGATGTGTCCGGAAACGGTCAGCGTGCTGAGTCCCGGCAGCGCCTGAATCGCGGCTTGAATGTCTGACTGGGAGGCGTTGTAGGCGATCGGTGTCGTGCTTTGCCCGTTGAACGAAAGCACATAAGTGCCGCCCGTGGCGCCTTGGTAGTCCAATCCGCCCGTCGCGGCCGAAATGACCTGTGTCTCGGTCACCGCGTTTCCCGCGTTCTGTACGGCGACACTTCCTCCCGTCAGAGAGCTATTGACGGTGGCAAGTGCGACGGGAGCAGGAACACCGCTGAACGTGATCGTATGAGTGAAGTTCGGCGTCGTGCCGGTGGTGAAGACAGTGACGCTGCCAAGGCCGGCCAACGCCCTGAGAGCAGATTGCACGTCGGCCTGCGCTGCGTTCCAGGCTATCGGCGCCGTCGTCAGCGTCACGCTGCTGGCGTTCACCCAGGAGATCGTATAGCTGCCGGCTGTCGGCGATCCGGAAATCCCGACACGCTGCACAGCCAACCTTCCGTCGCCCGATCCCGTCACGCTGTACGACAGGGCCGGCTTAATCAGCATTTGACTGGTAAGGCCCGGCGCCGCCTGAAAAACTTGCCCGGGAAACTTGAGAATGTTCGTAACGTTGGACGTGCCGGACCAAAAGACCGTCGCGGTCGCCAGGCCGGGGAGCGCCTGCAGTGCTGACTGCACGTCCGCCTGACTCGCGTTAAACGCCAGCGACGTCGTCGTGTGGCCATTGACGGTGATCGTGAAGCTGCCGCTGATCGGCGCGCCGCCGATCTGAATTCGATACAGCGTCGGCGGACTTGACGTCTGGCCGGTGCAGTAAATGAAATCGGAGTCGTCGACGCAGCCGGCGGAATGAAAGGTGATGCCCTGGGCTTTCCCGCCGAACGCCGGGCCGGATCCCGTGTCGACGAGCAGCGTATTGCCGGTCGCATCGAACCCCGCGCCCGACGCGACGAGCGCACCGTTCGGCAGGCACTCGCACCAGGTCGGCTCGGCCAGCAGGTCGACGTGCGCGGAGGAGCTGCCCGTCACCTTCCAATAGCCGGGGGGAACGCCGGCGACGCCGGGATTCGATTGCGTGCGGCTGACCGTGAATGTTCCGCCCGTCGTCGAGTTGCCGATCGTGACGAGCGTCAGCGGTCCGGCCAGATAATTGAACGTGATCGAGAAAGAATACTGCCCATAGCCGAAAGCGTACTCCGACGCGACGGTGACCTGGCTCAGTCCCGCCAGCAGTCGGAGCGCGGCTTGAATTTGGGCCGGGCTGGCGCTGAAGGGCAGCGCAGCCGTGGTGCCAAATTGCGTGGTAATCGTGTAGGTTCCCGCCGTCGCGGGTGAGGGAGCGCAGCTGACGAGTTGCACCTCGGCGGCGGGTTGAAAGCGGCTATTGGGCCAGAAGAGCGTGCCGTCCTGATTGACGGCCGACAGATTGCTCTCGATCGTGGGCAAGTTGGAATTGATTTCGGCCTGGGTCAGCCCGCTGCCACCGTTGACAGTGATATTGGCCAGCACGGCGTATGTCTGCTGGCCAAAGGGATCGATCGTGCAGACCGTATTGTGTGTGCTGCCCGACCGTCCCGCGGTCCGCCGAGCAATGGCGATCGAGCCGCCCACGAGCGAACTGACATCAGTCAGCAGGGCGACCGGGCCCGCGACGCCGTTGAACGTGATCGCGTGGGTAAAATTGGGAGCAGTCCCCGTCGTGGCCACGCCGACCGCGTTAATGCCGGTCAGGCCGAGCAGCGCGTTTTGGACCTGGTCCTGCGGCGCGTCGTAATTGATCGGGGCCGTCGTCGACGGCAGGCTCGTCTTCGGATCGATCCAGGTCAGCGTATACGTTCCGCCCGTCGGCGTGCCGGAAATCGCGACCGTCTGCACCTCGCGCGTGGTCTCGGTCGTGATCTGTTGCACTTCCCAGAGGAGGTGGAACGGCGAGCTGCCCATGGGGCTGTTCGTCCAGAACTTGTGCACCAGGCCGGCGAGATAGCCGCCGTCGGGGAGCGCCGCGACGGTCGCGTATTGCTGCAGCTCGACGTTGAAGGGCGAGGCGGCGGCCGGGTTATAAAGCCCCGCGAACGAATAGAGGGGCGGCGTCCCCGTCACGGTCGGGTCCTGGTTCGGAACCAGGTCGATCGCCGGATAGACAAACAGCTGCTGCTGGTAGCCCAGGCTGGAGCCGCTCCCCTGCACGTCGCCGACGGCGGCCAGCGTGTCATCGGTCGGGCTCAGGTCGAACGAGCCGCCGTTGCCGGGGAGCGAATTGGCCAGCGAGTTGGCGAGCTGGGTGTTGTCGTAGTACGTCACCCGATCGGCGAGCAGGTAAACCAGGTTAAACCACCAGAACTTGAGCACGCCGCAGCAGCAGGCCTGCCACATGAAGGCGACGAGCATCCGCCCCTCCTCATCCGCACGGGTTGGCCACCGTAATCTCGTAGCCCCGGTCGATCGACTCGAAGATCACGAACTTCTGCGTGCCGATCGACTGGCTGGCGAAATTGGCCCGGAGGTAGACCTGAACCGTGATCCCCGAGTCAGTCTCGTTGCCTTTGGGTCCGGTCCAAAAGTTGACCGGCCCGAAGCTGCCGGGAGCGATCGCCGCCTGCGTCTTGCCCAGCAAAGAGCCCTGGTGGGCAGCGGCTCCTCCCTCAGCGGACTCACCGTTGTTTCCGGTCAGCCGCTCGCGATCGCGGAGAATGGCCGTGTCGAGGTCGGCCTTCGCGCGCGGCGAGAGTCGCGTACCGTGCGGCACGGTCCCGCTCCTTTATGAGCAATAGGGCGTCAGCGTCGAAAAATCGTAATCGGTGTAGAGATTGACCTGCTTGTAAACGATCAAATCGGGGTTGACCGCGGTGGGGGCCGGGAACAGTTCAGAGCCGTCATCATTGAGGTATTGCGGCTTGTGCGCCAGCACGGCGAGATTATTGGCGTCGAGAATCTTGATGTAATACAGCATGCCGACAGTGATACTGACCAGCGGGTTCGAACCGACGTTGAGCGCGCGGAACCCGCGCTGCGGTGTTTTGTACGCCCAGCCCTCCTCGCGGTACGCCAACGAAAATCCGTACGCGCGATAGGTGATGGCCGAAAAGACGCCGGCGATGACCACCAGCTCAGTCTTCAGGTCGTCGATCTCCTGCTCCGAGATCTTCAGCGTTTCCTGGTCGACCGAGAGGCCGATCTGCGAGATGGAAAACGGGTCCTGATTGATCACGTCGTTCGGGATCGAGGGGACCGCGTTGTACGGGATGTTTTTCTTGACCTTGATCGTCCAGCGGGCGTCGTCCATCTCGATCGGGTCGAACAGGTCGCCGGCCGCATTGATGATCGCGTTCTGGTCGCGATCGATGAGCGTGTGCCGGCTGTATTGCCGCGCGTTGCCCGTGATCACGGCCGGCCGGTTGAGCGGGTTGGGATCCTGCGGCTCCTTGATCGGCGCGTCGCTGTAGTCGACGTTCCACCACCAGTGATACGGGCTTTTGTCGATCCGCTTGGCTTTGGCCTTGCGGGCGATGTGGGGCAGGGTGGGGTGCGACATGCCGGGCAGCGGTAACAGGCCCGACGCGGCCAGCACGGCCGGCCCGTCGGTCCGGCTCGTGCAGCGGACGCGGAAACATCGCGCGGACGTGTCTTCCGGCGTGAACGAAAAGACGAGCTCACCCTCGTCCTCAAACACTTCGTGAACTTCAGCGACGCTCATGTTTCAACCCGGTGGACCGTCGTAGTTGTCGCCGTCGTCGCCGTCTTCGGCCACGTCGGCCGAGCGCTCGGTCGCGTCGGCCGTCCGCTCCGCGGCCGCGGCGGTCCGTTCAGCCGTGTCGCCCAAGTCGCCCCGCGCTGCTTGGGCCAGCGCCTCGAGGGCTTCTTTCGAATTGGCCTCGAACGCCTCCAGCTTCTCCTGCCTTTCGGCGTGCGCCTTTTTCTCTTTTCCCGGCTTGCCCCCCGTGCCCGCGTCGATCGGAGCGTGCTTCTTGAAATCGGGCACCGTGATGCCGGGCAATTTCGGGAGCCCGTCGATCGTCGCTTTGACGTCCCGCTTCAGCTTGTCGCGGTCGATCGTCAACACATTTTTCAGACCGCCTTGCTCGGCCAGGCCCTGCGTCGCGTCGCGGACCGTGTCGTTGAACTTGTCCATCCCGGCCGTGAGCGGGTTCTGGAAGTTCGTCTCCCGCATCTGCTTCATGCCGTCGGCGAACGCCTTTTTCGCCGCCTCGATCGGATCCTCCATGTTCCACGCGGCCTGGAACGCCGCGTAGATGGCGCCGCCGACGGCTTTGGCCAGGTCGACCATCGACGTCCAGACGCTCTTCACGTTCTCCCACAGCGACGCCAGGCTGGTGGAGATCGCCTCCCAGGTCGCCGCGCCGTACACGCCGATCGCGGTGAACACTTTTTCCCCGTTGGGCAGCAGGTCCATCATGCCCAGTGTCATGTTGTCCATGGCCAGTTTGGCCACGTTGCCAAAGTCCGCCGCCGAGACCGAGCCACCGGCCCACATGCCCATCAGCAACTGGGCCGTCTGCGCAATGGCCGTCCCAAACGGCTTGAAGATCGCCCCAATAAACGACGCGATCAGCTTGCCGAAGGCCTGCAGCGAACCTCGCGCCTCGTCGAGCGGCCCGAGCATCTCGGCCATCGTCTGCGCCACGACTTTGATGCCGGGCCCCAGGATCGAGCCAAGCGAGGCCGAAACGTCTTCGATCACATGGCTGAGCTGCGTCATGGGTGACGCCATGTTCTCGGCCGCGCCGCCGAAGCTCCCCTCGAGCTGGCTCAAGATAATCTGCTGCGCGCCGGCCATATTGCCGGCCGCCTGCATCGCCTGAATCTGCTGCTGCTGCTCGGCCGTGAACTGCACGCCCGCCTTCCGCAGCAATTTCAGACTGTTGACCGGATCGTTGAGCGCTTTGCCGACCAGCCGCGTGGCGCTGGTGAGATCGACGCCCAGCACGGTCGACAGGTTCTGCGCCTCTTTAATCGCCCCCTTGAACTGATCCCCCTTCACGTTGCGGAAGGTGGTCAACAGCGACATGGCCCCTTCGGTCGCCGCAGCCGAGAAATTGGTCGTCTTCTGCAGGCTCTGGGCGAATTCGATCATCTGCCCCGTGGTCAGGCCGGCGGCCTCGCCCGTCCCGGCCACCTGGCTGGCCAGCATCTTTTGGGCTTTGGCCTGTTCCCCGGCCGCCCGGAGCATGCCGCTGACCGTGAAAGCGCCGGCAAACGCGCCGGCGACCGGCGCGAGGGCCGAGCGGGTGAACGAGGCAAACCGCGAAACGCCCCCCTTCGCCGCCTCGAGGCCGGCGATCATCGGGGCCGCGTTGGCCCTGAGATTGGCGACTAAATCACCGATGGCAGCCATATGGGGAAAAGCACGAAATCCGAATGACGAAGGCACCCACGGAGCGCGGGTACCCGCCTAATGCCCTAAGCCCGAAACGGAGCCGGCGCGCTGTCTTCAAAGACGCTGGCACTGTTTAGTCATTCGTGCTTCGTGCTTCCTTCGTCATTCGTGCTTCGAGCTTCCTGCTTCCTTCGTCATTAGGATTTCGTGCTTACTGTTCCTGCGCCCCGTGCAGCACGCCCCGGACGATCGCTGCGCTCGTCTCCGGGTCGGTCTCTTCCTCCGCGTCGCGGAGCTCGAGATAGTCGAACAGGCAGTCGTCGATGGGCGTGGAGTTGCCGAACGCGGCGGCGAGAATGCGGGTGTGGGCCTCGGCCCGGCGATCGGCCCGTTCGTCGCCCCACGGCTCGACGGCCCACAGCGCCTCCAGCTCGGCGATCCGCTCGGCCCCCAGTTCGTCGACGTAGACGTCCCAGTCAAAGCGCCCGGCCGGGATCGCCACGCACCTCATCAACCAGCGGAGGCGCGTGGCGTGTCGCAGTTTCCCGAGAGGTCGCCCACCTGCTTGCGGTTGCGCTTCTTGTCGAGGCCAGCCAGTTCGCAGGCCTTGTCGGCGACCCGTCGCACGGCGGCCGCATTGTTGTCTTTCATCAGGGTGGGCAGATCGGAGTCCTTGAGCTCCCGCTGCCCGTGCTCGTCGACGACGGTTTCAATGCACAGCCGCTCGTTATAGCTCATCAGCATGTGAGGGATGATTTCGCCCTCGCGATCGAGCAGCCGCGCCTCGAATTTCGCCGCCTCGGACGGCGTCATGGATTGCACGAGCACATCGCCGCCCCACTCGGGTACCGGGACGGGCTCGACCACCCGCGGCCGAACTTTGAGAATCTCATCCCGCTTCAGCACCATCATGCTTTACCCTCGGTTTTCTTTGTGTCCGTCGTATCCTTTATGGTTTCGAACTTCTTTTGAAGCCACAAAGAGCACAAGGAGCACAAGGTCTTTGAAGACTCCGGCGAGAGGTCAGACTGCGGCGGCGGCCATCGATTGGACTGCGGCGTCGGCCATCGATTGGACTTCGGCGGCCGGCGGCGGCGCATCGTATTTTTTGAGGCCCGTGCCGCGGCCGACGGCGATCCGCTGGTAGCGGGCCTTGGCCGCGTCCATTTCGGCCTGCGTCATCGCGGCCGCGATTCTGCATTCCTCGTCAGCCGGCTCGGCATGCCCGTTCCGCACGAGCTGCCAGGCGTCCGGATGGTCGATGATCGTCCCGGCCGGCAGCTTCGCATGATGGGCCACGCCGCTCCGCTTAAAATGCTCCTCGCGGGCCGCCTGCGGCAGGTTGCACACATGCCCGAACGAATCGAAGTGTAGTCGCGCTTTCATAGATTTCCCGTTTTTCTAGCCACTGACCACCAGCCACTAGCCACTCAGGGGACTGACGTCCCCTCGCTCGACTCAGAATGGACCGACGTCGGTGACGAGCCCCGTCAGCGTCAGATCGACGCTCATCTTGAGGCCGTCGCCCATCTTGTAGTCGCGGCCGAACTTGGCCACGCACGAATCGAAGATGCAGCAGGCTCCGCCGCTGGCGGGAAACACGATCTTCCAGTTGAAAAAGGTCGTGGCCGCGGCGAGTAAGGCGATATGTCCGGCGAGCGTCGGATCGAAGAAAATCATGAACGACGCCTTGCCGGGATTGAGGATCCCGTTGTAGGCCGTCTCCTTGCCGACGTTGCCGTTGCTGTCGACGGGCGAATCAAAGGATGTGCTCTCGAACGTCTCGCCGCCGCGATCGCTCTCGCTGGCCTCGATCACCTGGGCGATTGCCGTAAACACGGTCGCGACGCCTCCCTGCAACACCACGCCGGCAACCGGTTTCTTCTCCATCTTTTTATGCCGCGGCGAGTCGTGCCGCGCTCCTCATCAAGCGGGTGTGTGTTGGATGGTCGCCGCAAAGGTGCTCGTGATGTCCCACTTGTCGCTGCCGTCCGTCGCGGACTGCCCGTCGTCGACGGGCTCCGTGCAGGATACCCAGACAATCTCGCGGTTGCCCGAGACACAAGTGATTTCGACGGGCCAACAATCCCTCAGAAACGCGACGACTGCGTCGGCGATCGCCCCGCAGCGAATGGCGTTGGTGTCACGGACGACGAAATCGGCCTCGGTGTTGATCAGGCTGCCATCGTTCGGGTCGAAGCAATCGTTCCCGTCGCCGCCCGACCTCGAAACGAGAATCTGCGGACGCGGCGAGTCTTCGGACGCGTTGACCGCATATGCGCCCTTCACGCCGGCGAAGGACTGCCCTCGCAGGAGCGTGCACAAGCCATCGAGCACCGGTTACCCCGCTGATATTTCCGAGAGCCGCTCGAGCGCCTCGACCCGGGCCGCCCCGAGCGCTGCGGGCCACGCGCCTTCGGCCGCCTCTTTCAGTGACCACATCCGCGGCATGCGGCCCCGGTTTTGCACCGCGCCTTTGGTTTTTACGCGCTCGCCGCGGTGTCCGCTGACGCGCGTCGATGTCCCGGTGAACCGCTGTTTGGTGCCGAGGATTTCCCAGTGCACGTTGCGGGCGGAGATGCCGACGCCGTGCCCCTTTTCCCGACCGCGGTCCTTCTTTTTCTTGCCGCCCCCGACGCCCGCCCCGACCTTGGCGTCCACGTCGCCCGCCCGGCGCGGCTTCTTAAATCGCGAGCGGATTGTCCGCTTGATCTCGCGCCGCGGGCAGCCGGCTTTGGCCGCCCGCTCGATCGTCTTCAGCATGGCGTGCACGGCCGGCCGGCAGACTTTCGTCTGGACTTCCCGGGACACCTTCGCGAGCTTCCGCCCGAGCTGCTTGTCTCCAGTCAGCTCGAGCAGGGCGACCGCGAATCCGGAGGAGACCATGTTTCAGGTCCCGGTTGTCAGGACGTGGGGCTCAAGCACTCCACGAAGAGTTGCCGACGGTCCCCGTCAGGATCGTAGACGCCTTGGATATTTAACCGCCGCGCGCCGCCAATCGCGTTCAGCCAATTGCCGCGCATCTTGCCGTTTGTAGCCGCGGCGATCGCGTCCCACCGCAGCTTTACGCGGATCACGGTTAGCGTTTTGATTTCGTTGTTATCGGGCGATTGCTGCTCGCGGACGCCCATCTCGAGCACCTGGGCTCGCCGCGTACAGTGTTCCACCCAATTCGCCTGGACGTCCGGATCCACATGGCCGCCGGCGTCGCTGGCAGCGGTCGGTCGGAGTTTCTCTATCCGGATGATTTCGCGCAGAATAACTTGCTGCATGAACGGTTCCCCGGTTGGCAGGTGGCACGAATTGCAGCTGATCGCCCCGGGCGGATCGGGGCCCGGTTTCGGCGCGAGGTCCACGCTCAATGCGGCGATCGCGAACAACGAGACGACGGCACAGACGAGATGAGCTTTCAAGTTATTCATCCTTTGTGGTTCACCGCACCGATTCGAGAATGCGGGCGTCCCTGAACTTGTAGTCTTCGAGGAAGGCGTTAAACATCGGCGCGACCTGGCCGAAGCTGTTCCCCGTGTCGTAGCAGGCCCGCACCACGCGGATGATCACGTCCCGCAGTTCCTCCGGCACGTTCTCGTCCTCGTCGCTGTAGCCGGCCGTGTAGGTCACCGTGACCGCGCCGGGTACGTTCCGCGTGGGGGGCCAAAAGGAGCCCCACACCGGTTCAATCGTGGCCGGCTCGCGATGCGGGTCGACGGTATAAGTCGACGGGTCGACCGTCTGGACGTTGCCGTTCCAGTCGACGTAGGTCATCGACAGCACGGCAACCAGCGGCGGCCGCGGCAGGTGAATCTTGCCTTCGTGGCCGATCTGGCGGAAGGAGCCCGTGTCGCCGAAACCCAGGTAGTGATCGCCCGGCCCGGCGAATTGCCCCAGACCCCAGGGGAACCCGCGGAGTGTGAGCACGTAGGTCGCCGTGACGAGTTGTCGCCAGGTGACGTTCTCGACATGCCGCGTGGCCGCTTTGATCAGCCGGGTGAGCTGCCGGTCGTCCGCGTCA